CCGGAATAACTGGTCCAACAGGAATCACAGGCCCAACAGGAATAACTGGTCCAACAGGAATAACTGGACCTACAGGAATAACTGGTCCAACAGGAATAACTGGACCTACCGGAATAACTGGTCCAACAGGAATAACTGGACCTACCGGAATAACTGGACCTACAGGAATTACTGGTCCAACTGGAATTACAGGCCCAACGGGCCCTACTGGAATCACAGGTCCAACAGGAATAACTGGACCAACAGGTCGTACAGGTCCAACAGGAATAACTGGCCCTACCGGAATCACAGGCCCAACAGGAATAACTGGACCTACAGGAATTACTGGTCCAACTGGAATTACAGGCCCAACGGGCCCTACTGGAATAACTGGTCCAACAGGAATAACTGGACCTACAGGAATAACTGGTCCAACTGGAATTACAGGCCCAACGGGCCCTACTGGAATCACAGGTCCAACTGGAATAACTGGACCTACCGGAATCACAGGTCCAACAGGTATAACTGGTCCAACAGGAATAACTGGTCCAACAGGTCGTACAGGTGCAACAGGAATAACTGGTCCAACAGGAATAACTGGTCCTACTGGAATAACTGGCCCTACTGGAATCACAGGCCCAACAGGAATAACTGGACCTACTGGAATAACTGGCCCTACTGGAATCACAGGTCCTACTGGAATAACTGGCCCTACTGGAATTACAGGCCCAACGGGCCCTACTGGAATCACAGGTCCAACAGGAATAACTGGACCTACCGGAATCACAGGTCCAACAGGAATAACTGGACCAACAGGTCGTACAGGTGCAACAGGAATAACTGGTCCAACAGGAATAACTGGACCTACTGGTATAACTGGACCTACAGGTCGTACAGGTGCAACAGGAATAACTGGACCTACCGGAATCACAGGCCCAACAGGAATAACTGGACCTACCGGAATCACAGGCCCTACTGGAATCACAGGTCCAACAGGAATAACTGGTCCAACAGGTATAACTGGCCCAACAGGAATAACTGGCCCAACAGGAATTACTGGTCCAACAGGAATTACTGGAATAACAGGACCAACAGGAATAGATGGCCCAACAGGAATAACTGGACCAACAGGAATAACTGGACCAACAGGAATAACTGGACCTACAGGAATTACAGGACCTACTGGAATAACTGGACCTACAGGAATAACTGGACCTACCGGAATCACTGGACCAACAGGAATTACTGGCCCTACTGGTATAACTGGACCTACAGGAATTACAGGACCTACAGGACCATATCCAACCACTTTAGGAGCTCCAATACAAACTAGTGCAAAAGCCAGCAAAACTGTATTTCAACCGGCAAACTATTATCCCCTATTTTTTGACACAGTTAATTCTACGTATGTTTATGACACATTAAGTAGTGATGCTGCTGGATCTAAAACATTTGTAATTGATCATCCAACCGACAATTCAAAATATTTAATTCACGGATGTCTTGAAGGACCAGAGGTCGGTGTTTATTATCGTGGATTGGGTACTATTTTAGATAATAAATCACTTACAATTAACTTACCACCATATGTTTCAAAAATAGCAATAAACTTTACAGTACAATTAACCACGATTTATGATGAGACATATTCAAATGCTACTTATTCTGCAAGCAGAGTAAAAAACAATCAATTCACCGTTTATGGACAAAATGGATCATTTTATTGGCTAGTTCACGGCGAACGAATGAAATTAGATGTTGAACCAGATAAAAAAAGCGTTACTGTAAAAGGTTCTGGACCTTACAAATGGATATAAGTATTTGAATAATACTCCAATAAAAAATATAATTATAAAAATATCATTATAATTATATATGAACCTTTGCAAGTATAAAAACTTATTCGGTCCTGTTAACCAAGGCATTCATTCCTATAAATTGTATGGTATATCGGTTTTAGATGTTTTAGTTACTCTAATCGCGGCTATTCTAATTTCTTATCTTTTTAAAACATCTCTATTATTTACAACTATAATTTTATTCATTCTTGGAATTATTCTACACAGAATATTTTGCGTGAGAACTACTGTAGATAAACTATTATTTCCAAATTTGTAGAGTCGACTGTCAATCAATTGAAACTCTACTGATCTTGTTTGCTTATGTATTGCATAATTTTTATCCCTTGTCTAAATACAATATTTTTGTTTAATATATAAAATCCATATTACAATTGTTATTATTATTATAAACCATATCTTTCATTCATAAATGGAATAAGCATTATTGGGTTAAATTGTTTTTTATAAAGAATCCAATAATTTTGCATAATTTTCGATTTCATAATTATATCCATCATACTGAATACTCTTACGGTCATATAGCTCTCTTGAGGTACTTCTTTAATTAATTGTATTACTTTAGAAAATTTACTGAATATGATTAAAGAAAGTTCGTGTTCTTTTATTATATTTCTATTTATTTTATTGTCTAGTTTTATTTGTAAAAATATATTATTATATAAATAGGTCAAGTCTTTATTATCTAAAAATAATTCAATAATTTCATCAAATACTGAATCAGAAATTTCATTATAATCTTTAATTGAATTTGATATTTTCCCTTGTTCTATGCTCACGAATGTACCTATTACGGATAATGCTAAAATAGCTGTAGATATGGCTGTTATATAATTAAAAATTATAGCATATTTATTGTTTCTCGAATTATAGTAAACATAATATAAACCATATAAACTAATAATAAGAATAATTAATAAAAACCAAGAATAACTATCAAATTTCATAATATTATATATAATAATATTATATATAATATGTTAACTATATCTAATAAATTAAGTAATAAATTTATCCAAGAAATAAAAAGTATTTATTATTTAAAAAAAAAATTATTAAGTAGTAATAATATAATAAATTACATAAATGTTTATCATAAAAAATGGAAAAATAAAAAACAAACGGATAATAAATTGAAAAAATATATAGATGAAGAATTGAAATGTCCTAATATTATTTCATTCGGTTATATTAATGCACCTCCAAATTGTAAAAAACAAAAATTTCATATTGATTATGGTGGTTATACAAATACTTACTTCATTCCATTAGTAGAATTAAATGATTATAATGGCACTGAATATGTTAATTTTTTTAACGAAGAAAATAATATTAAATTTCAAAAGAAATTATTAAATATTTCAAATAAATATTTATATAAAAAAGATATTATTCGAGAATTACGCCTTCTTGGATTAATATATAAGAAGGACTATAACTTTAAATATATAAATGCAGAACCTTTTTCTATACTACTTATGAAAAATTATATATTCCATAGGGGGCGAAAAAATCAATTAAACAGTAATCGTATAATGTTTCAAATAGTGTGCGGAATTGATAAAAATGTAAATATTACGGATGAAGTAAAAATAAAAAATTCTGAATTGGATGAAAAAAAATGGTGTAAAAAAATAAAATATACGCAAAAATGGTGCAAACAATTGAAAAATAAAAATAACAAAACAAAAAAACTACATAAATTATAATTCTCTATAAATAATCAGCGTTTGAAATGTTAAAAGGTGTAAACACCTATATTATTTTCAACTATAATCTTATTCATTCTTGGAATTATTTTCAAATTCGTAGATTCGACTATACATCAATTAAGTATCTAATACTCCGGCGTGTGCTTTTTAAATATACAACCCTGCGAAGACAAGCCTTTCACCTCTTGGGTAACGATCATCGGATTCTGATTCGCAGTATTTCTCATCCATATTTTTATAATACAAAAGTTCTTTTTTGGTGATATCGTAATACCAGTAACACCCGAAGTAAACGCCTTTTCTCTGCTAACTGTTTCTCCTACAACTACATAACTCAACTCACGCCATACTTCATAGACGTTTTTGTTAGGAATCTTATAGGAAAAACAACCACCGTGTCTATTTTGAGGGTCCTCCCATACAGGACTAACACCATCCCTCATCAAAAATAGCATACAGTTTTTAACAAGAACCTCAGGCAAAGTCTCCGTTAGTGCTACTGTCTCCTCAACTGTGCCAGTTGTGTAAATTTTCTTGTAACTTTTTACACTCCAATCTGTATCGTGCGGCAAATGTGCCCACAGTGTCCAGTTATCTGACAATTTATGATAATTACTTGTGCTGGATAATTCTGCAGTCATAGTTGATTGTGGAGTCACCATTATGTATTATATATTATCAATTTTTTTTAAATGGTTTTACATATATTATTTTTATTACACATTGTATCGTTCAAACCACCACACAAATAATGTCTAAATGCAAAGCAATATCAGGCCATCTACGAGACTTCTACGTAATCTATTTCAATCGCATTACTTTCTTTTTCTACAATCTTGTAATCGTCTAGGTTCAAAATAATTTCGCAATTATCTTTCAATTTTACATAATTAATCTCGTGATCGATCAACTCAATGGTGTATCTTACTGTATCTTCATCCTTAAACACATTGTATTTTTTACTAATAAGATACAAAAAAACTGATCTGTTAAATCGATTGTTTTCCACATAATAATTTTCACTTTCGCTATTCAAGTTTATACTATATTGTTCAGTGTCCGAAAATACGATTATCAATGAAATAAATCTAAAATTGCACTTCCTATAATTGTAGTTATCTGGGATTTTAAAATAGATTACATTATTTGTTTGTTGATACTTTACTACCGTGTCTGAATAAATGATAAAATCAATAAAGTAATGATTTATTTCTGATATGTTATTGATATTCGTTTTCTGGGTAAGTTTACCAAATTTAATTATTTCAATATTCTCACTTTCTTTACATTGTGAATGATTTTTTCTCTCATAGTACTCAATCCATCGATTCATTATTGCATTTTTCTTCAAATCTCTTAATAGCTTATTTGTCAATATTTGCATTTTACTATATGTTAGCATACATAAATGAAATGAGTTTAATAAAAAATGATGATATTTATTGGGATAATAATAGTTCAAAAATAGATGAGTAAACATACCATAAAATAATACATTATTAATGAATGTCAGTATGAACATTTAATGTATTATTTTACATAATATTTAAACCGTTTTGTAAATTATATTATCAACTTTGATATTCGGGCGAACTTGATTTATTTGGCACAATGAGCAACGCATTATGATGCAGTGAATTCTGATTGTAATTTGGATTTACAATCGTTTTTTTATGCAAATCAGAATAAGATTTTAAATTATTGTTTTCACAATATAATTTCATTTTTCCTGACGCTACATCTAATCCAAACACATATAATAGCATTGTTACAATGACTGTCATAAAAATAAATGGAATGAATACGATAAACCAAGAAATGATGCTTAATCCTTGTTGACATAAAGCATTTAATAGAAGAGTAACCATAATCATTACAAAAAATTTAATAATGGCTGTGTTGTAAAGGCCTTCGAATAAATCGATAATTATTTGTGTTACCGAAAATATTAAATATATTAATGATGGTGGACATAACTCATATACTTGCATATATTAAGTTAATATAAAAAAGGTTCACCATCCTTTAAATAGCCGACTTGCTTTCCTGGATCTCCGTCCTTGTCAACTTCGTACAAAGGTCCATTGTCCTCGTTTGTTGCATAATACGTAATATCGTCTATTTCAATTTCAAATACCTCCTCTGCTTCTGCTTCTGCTTCTGCTTCTGCTTCTGCTTCTGATTCTGCTTCTGATTCGCTTTCAGATTCGGATTTTTCTGTTTCAATATCATCTTCTTGAGATTCTTCCTCTTCTTCAACCTCTTCCTCTTCTTCAGCTTGTTCCTCTTCTTCAACCTCTTGAGATTCTTCCTCTTCTTCCTCTTCTTCAACCTCTTGAGATTCTTCAGATTGTTCCTCTTCTTCTTCCTCTTCTTCAACCTCTTGAGATTCTTCAGATTGTTCCTCTTCTTCAGCTTCTTCCTCTTCTTCCTCTTCTTCAACCTCTTGAGATTCTTCAGATTGTTCCTCTTCTTCAGATTCTTCCTCCTCACCTTCCACCTCTTCTTCGTCCTGATTCACGATCAAAGATTTAATCTGTACATTTGAACTATTTACTTGTAAAAGATCATCTAAACCAACCTCTGTTTGATTATCATTAATATCTTCAATATTCAAAGATATATTTTCTTGACTTGTTAAAGAATTCAAATTATTGCATACGCTTTGGTCATCAACGCTACTCGTTTCTGAATCCGAGTTGTCCTCATAACATTTTTTTAAATTATCCAATTCGGTTTTATAATATTCCATTTTTTGCCTACAAGCATCCAACTCATTCTTTAAATTTTGAACTGTATAATCATATAACGCTTTGTTTAATTCTTTTTTTAATACAATATTAATCTTATTTAATATGGGGTCAATATTAATTTTATTTTGAAATTCCATTGCCATCCGTGTGAGATATTTTAGTATAACAGTATTCGTTTAATATATTTAAAAATATATTTAATGTATTCATATAGACAAATGGATCATATGACGATCGTAACAGAAGAGGAAATGAAAGAAAAAATTGATATTATTTCAAGACAAACTATTTACACTCCAGATGAGTGCAGAGAAAAATTACTACTGGCAAATATGGACCATATAAAAGTAATTAAAGATTATTACGGAATACCTGAGAAAAAAGCACCCAATATAAAATCGCTTCAGCAACAAATTTACAAAGAAATCCGAACGCAATTGGACGATTCGATGCGAGATTTTAATATCAAACAAGAAAAAAAATTGGAATCCGAATTTGAAAATAACAAGTAATTTTAGGAGAGAATAATTATACCATTATAATATAATAGATGTCAAAAACAAAAAAACAAAAAAAAAATCCAAACGCAAGAAAAACAAAAAAACATAGAGCAATAGTAGTTCAGGATTTCTATTCTTTCGTTAATAAAAAATGGTTAGATCATCATAAATATATACCAGATGATAAAGCCAGAATAAGTACGTTTAGTATTCTGCAAAATAAGGTGGATAAAGAAATAAAAGATATATTATTTAAAAAGATATTTAAAGAAAAAACACCTATAGCAACACGCAGTAAAAATTTGTACGAATCAATGTCTCATTGGAATAATGCACTTGTAGAAGAGCAACTTCATAATTGTATTTTTACATTGAACCAATATAGAGAAAAAGGTACAGAAGACGCATTATATGAACTTTTTGCGTGGTTTTATAGAACCGGGTTTTTTTCTCCCGCATTTTATTTTTTTATCTTTCCAGACGAAAAAAATCGCAAAAAAAATATTCCTTATATTAAACAAGGTGGTGTAACATATAATTCAAAAGATTTTTATTATAAAGGATCAAAAATGATGAAGATTAAAAGAGCTAAATATGAGAACTTCTTGAAGGAATTATTCTCTCGTGCGTTAAAGGATGAATACAATATCGATAATGTTATTAAAGTTGAGAAGGAATTAGTTAAATACTATTATAAAGGTCCTTTTACAAACAAAAATACATATAATAAATATAAAAGCAGCAGGTTAAAATCAATCTTTCATTTCGATTTTAATAAATTTGCAAAATGTTTGGGTTTTACAAGTTCTAATATACCAAAACACGTGATAGTTGAAAACCCTAAATATTTTAAAAACATTATGAATTTAATAGAAAAAAAATGGGCTTCAGATGAGTGGTTGACATATTGGATATATGTAATTATATCTGGTTTTACTTATTACCATAGTGACTTGTATAAAATTAATTTTCATTATAAAAATCTGGAAAAGTTTGGTATTACTAAACCGACGTCTATGGAAAACAGAGGTTTATTCGCGGTTAAAAACGTAATGTCAACGGAAATTAATAAAAAATATATGGAATATTATAAAAATACAGCGGAAATGGAGTTTGCCAAGAAATTAGTAGAGAAAATTCGGACAACATTCAGAGTACATATATTAGAGAATGATTGGTTGTCAAAACCAACAATAGAGAAGGCTCTCTTAAAATTAGATAAAATGCATATAATCATTGGCTCTAAACACAAATGGAACAGTGATCCAAATTGCGATTTTAAACCCGACGATGGTTTCGGCAATAATAAATTATATATAAATTGGCTAGTTGATAGTGATATTAAATTATTTGAACAAGATCAGTCATATGATCCAGAAGTATTTCTAAGGAATTACGACAATAATGTATTTCGTGTAAATGCTACTTATTATAGTGCGAATAACTCGCTATTAATACCGAATGCAATTTTACAGCCTCCTATAGTGAATATAAATAAATCGATGGCATACAATATGGCAAATATAGGAACTATCATTGGTCACGAATTAATGCACGCTTTTGATGAAGATTCGAGAGAATATAATGAAAATGGCGAATACGAGTCGTGGTGGTCTGAAAATGACATTAAAATATACAATAAAAAGCAAAAAATAATTATAAATCATTATGATAAAATGGCCATTAAGGATAAAGTTAAAATAAACAGTGAAAGCAATCTAAGTGAAAATATTGCAGATATTGGTGGTTTTATAATTGTCGAGAAAACACTAATAAACTATTTATCTGAAATCGGATGTTCTAAAGAGGAATTCGATAAACAGATGCGAGATTTTTATGTATTTTACGCAAAGGAATGGCGTACTATACGCAAGCCACAGGACCTTAAAACATTTGTTAATGGTGACCCACATATACTTGAAAAATATCGCGTTAACAGTGTATTGGCCCTTTCATCGAACTTTCACAGAATATATGGAATTGAAAAAGGGCATCGGTTATATAGTGATATAAAAGATCCTCTTTTGTAAATAATACCAAGTACAATTTATTTGATATTATTTTTAACAGTTTGAATTTTGAATACCGAATTTTTCATTCAATATAGTGCTTTTTGTCTGAGGCTGCTTTTTATTCATTCGTTTCTTTACTTGGTATTTATTAGACGGAATAATTTTATTATTTATAATGAACTCGTCGTTATCTTCGTGAAACTCGGGCAATATACGAGTGAGTGGTTTGTCAACAATCAAAAAAAGACGATCACTTTTTAATAATGATCTATATTCTTGAATGGTGAGATTACCGTAATACTTATCCAACATATAATGTGGATCAGGTGCAGGTTTAATATTCTTGTTGTATTCATATATCTTAGAATAAATATGATTAATTAAATTATATCTCTCGAACTTTGTAGAACTATCTAAATTCTCTTCCATTAGATGTGCAACAGCACACTCTGGAGTGCAAAAACAACCATAGACATTATATGTGTCTTTTATAAAATGCTTTGGAATATAAATCGGAGGGTTATCAAAATCGTGTGTGCACCAAAAACACGCTGATTTTTTATCAGAAATATTATTAATATGAAGATCCTTTTCCAAAATCTTTAGCTTTCGCCAGATCTCTCTGATTTCAACAGAGGATGTGTGTTCATCGTTATTGTCAACTAACTCCATTTCATTATTATTTTCATTAATAGAGTTCAAATCGGTAATTGCATACATTTTATTATTAATAAAATTAGGATTTGTTATAACTTCATACGTTAAATCGTTACTTGATTCAAAATTATATGGATCCACATTTGCATTTGTAAAATTAGAATTATGATCGCCGCTACTAGTCAAATCCTTGATAGAACATTTTAAATGTAAAATAATATTAGGCTTAATCTCCTTTTCTGAAACTATAGGCATAGTTTGTTGTATTATTTTACCCCCCTTTGGTTTTCTTCCTCTCTTTTTTGCGTTATTTTTAACTACTATGCTGTTTTTTGTATTTATTTCTTCTGTGATTATTGAATTTATATCTTCTTCAACATTTTCACTGGTATTTTCATCATTTGGATAAATATTAAACTCGATATTACTTGAATCTTTATCAGATCCCTTTTTATCAGTTGCTAAAAGTTTTTCCTGAGCTTCCAATTTTGCGGCATTTATTTCTAGCTTAGTACGTCTACCTCTCTTAGGTTTTATATTTCCATCCAAACTCATTATTTCTATATTTAAAATAAAGCAAGCTCAATTTAAGTAGTTTTGATAAAGTGTTTTTACTGTTATTTTTAATTGTAACACTTTCTACAAACTGGCACATAATTGTCACTTCCTATAAGCATTTGCTCTTTGTCATTTGTTAGTCTTTTCGAGAATATCGCTGGAGTTCCGTCCTTACAAATACCGCATAAAGATGCGAGTTTTGTTACTTTATCGCACATTGGGATCATATCAACAATTGTTCCGAATTTCTTTCTCTCGAAATCTCCATCTAAGCCTGCAATATAAACCTTTTTGTTTTGCTTTAACATTTCAAGTACACATACATCTAGATCTTCAAAGAATTGACCTTCATTTATTAGTATGACATCGGCACATCTAATAGTTAAATGCATCTCGGCTATTTCATTGTATTCTGAATCTATATCTGAATAATTCCAGAGACTTAATAAATTGCTTGTTTGGATACATGGTATCATTATTTTGTCGTGAGTAGATAATAATGAATTGTGATAACGCGTATCGGCAGAATGGTTAATAACTGCCACTTTGAAATTGCAAAAGGTATATTGTTTGTATATTTCTAGCAATTTACTTGTTTTTCCTGAAAACATAGGTCCAATGAATAATTCTAGATATGCCGCTTGTTGTGACATTTTAGTTGATGGTTGCATTAATATAGTATGTTTTAAATTATTTCAATTTTTTTACACACCATAGTTGCAACCGCTGCTTATACCCCAATTGAGTGCATAGGCATTTGATCCACCCTGTGCGTATAATCCTAAACGAGTGACACACTGTCCGCAACCTTGTGGGGTGCTCTTGTATGAGTGTATTAGCTTTGCACGTCTTTGTGCTATTCCAGAAGCACCAACACCAGAACCAGGGACGTAGCGATTGTTAACATCTTGTGGTGTATTGCAAATAGCACCTAAAGATGGGTTTTTTCTGTTTCCGATTGCACCGTTTTTCTTGAAAAAAAAGCCAGTTTTTCCGTAATAAAAATTACCGTACGTCATTTATATTATAGAAGTATATTTTTTAGAGAGAACATACAATTACGATTTTACACTGTATCTACGATTTTACACTGTATCTACGATTTTACACTGTATCTACGATTTTAAGCTTAGGTTTTTTCTTAGGCTTTTTGGATTCTTTTTTTGGAACTGGGTCAATGATTGTTTCCTTATCTAACTTTATAGGTTTTTCACTAGGTTTAGGTTTTGCAGCAGGTTTAGGTTTTGTTGCAGGTTTAGGTTTTGCCGCAGGTTTAGGTTTTGATCCAAAATTCCCCTGAGTATAATCTAATTTCAATCGCTTATTCTTATTAATTGCCGATATTTTTCCTAAAAATTGCGTAAATTTAACCGGATTCCGTTTATTACAATTACTAGTCGCACTTATTGTATTGCACGCAACATACACATCTGGTTCCCACTTGTATTCATATATTGAGGTATCAAGTATATCGCAATCGGACAAAGCTAATGCAGCAGTATATATCGCATCCAATTTTCGAACAATATCATAAGAAGGCAAAACGTTATTCGCGTAATTTTCGTGCACCATCAAATAATGAATATCATTTGCTAACCAATAGGTATCGTATTTCTTTTCAAATTCTTCGTTTATCGATAATAGTGTAGAGGTCGTATCGAAAACGGATGATGAGAGTAAATCTTTTGACGAATTTGCCGATTCAATACATCCAAAATCTATATTATTCAAAATTGATCTAATATCACCATTTGATTCACTAATCATATTTTTTACGTGTTCGCTATTTATTCTTCGTTTTTCTTTTTTTATTATCGTGCTAATAAAACCAAATACTTCATTCACAGAAGGTTTTTGCATTTTTATATCAAATACTTGACATTTATCTACAGTGCAAAGATTTATCAGTGGCTTCAACGATTGCTTGTATCTGTCATCACAACTGCAAACAATAGGTATTTGTGTAATCTTTATAAACTCTATTATCGTGCTTATAAATCCAGGTACAGAAAACGTATCTACATCGTGAATGACTAAAACATTCCGTTTGTTGTTGATATTTTTTTTAACAGATAATGATGGTTTTATATTATCAAAGTGATCATCGTCATTAGATATTGAAATAATATTAAAGTTGTGTTTACTTAACATTAACTCGATAAGCGTCGTTTTTCCTACTCCATTTGGTCCTGAAATTAAAACACACTTTTGCACATTTTCAGGTTCCCAGTTTACGATCCAATCGTTGAAAGATTTTACATTTGGTGCATTTCCTACAAATTCCTCAATACATTTCGGCTTATATTTTTCAGTTAACATTTTGCAGATTACTATATAATAATATTATTTAACCAATATTATTATAATCAATTTTTTATATTATATTGTTATTTCGTTATAATCATTCATTATTTACGAAATCTTACGCGTAGGAATATCCGATGAAACCAAATAAATTGAATTCTCAGTAATAATAATATACTCAGTAGCACTCTTGTAAAACTTGGAAATAGGTGACGTATATTCGTCCTCTGACTTTACTAGTAACTTCTCTCCCGACTCTTTTACACCAACTAAAGCCTTCTTGTCTAATGATGATGACCAATAATCCATCATAATTGGCTTATCTTCAACAATAGCTAACTTGGTAGCGTGTTTCAGAGTTAGATCACTCGGTAACCTATAATTCGACATATCAGTTGTCGTTCCTGCTTTTTGTTCACTTGACATTATATTATAGAAATTTTAAAAGTCTTTAAATACTTATTTGTAAATTAATTTAAATAACATTACAATATATTAGAATGAATTCCAAGGGAAATTCCATTTTATACTCATTAAATAATGTAGAGAATTATAAAATAAGTTTGCATTGTCCCACGAGAGAAATATTAAACAAATTAAATATTTTAATTGTCGATTATTTGAAATTTATTAATGAAAAGGTTAATTTAAAAAATCCATCGTGCAATAAATTTATACTAATTCGTGGAATGGAAACAATATGCCACGTTTTCAATCAAATACTCTATTATTCTAAAAATATTGATTTAGCTTTTTATCACGCACAAAAAGCGTTTTATTTTTATGTTGAATTTATTGAGCAAATTACGGATGATCAGCATACATTTCTTCAACTGAATTCCCGCGACGCGTCTTTATTTGTATATAAAAAAACCATTTTTGATATAAACGATGAATATTGTAAAAATATGGATAAAAATATCGATGACAATACTAGAGAGCAATTTGATGTATTATATATTCATTGTCAAATAGTTAGATCTGTCGTTGAATTCTTTGTTCATAATAATTACATTTCGATAAATGAAGAGAAAGAAAAAGACAATAAAAAAATAAAGATGACTATTATTATCGAAAAAATAAGTAATCTTATTAATAAATTAAATACCTACAAATTTAATAAAGAAGCATATAATATAATATTATTATTTGTAAAACAACTGAACATTGATATTCATTATGATAAATATTACGAAGTTGTCGAACTTTTTTTAAAGAAAATACAAAAGGGGAAATCAATTGAAGTAAAAAATTACGAGAAAATGGTGAATCCCGCTTTTTATGAAAAACTTGAAGACAATCCATCAAAGTTTATTAATTGGCTATTTCTATAATATCTAAACAACAATATCAACAAAGATACTCTTCTTTCGGATTTTCCTTTTTTTATCTTTGATCGGGGTGTTTTCAGGCGTGATAACCTTTTGGTTGATTTTTGAAAATTCATTAATTAGCATTTTTTTTAGAAATTCGTAAATAGTGTAAAGTACGTTTTCATCGCACATACCAACAATCAAAATACTGCCTGTTCGAAAAATCATAAATGATACTTCAACTATGTTCTTATATATTTTCTTCTCTTCTTCCGAAATTTGGGAACCAGTTTGAACCGTCAACTCTGGGTTGTAATAAAATTTACTCTGAATTCCTGGATAAGAACACGGATCATATATGCATTGAATATTATATTTAAATTTCATCAAATTGAAAAGCACCTCGCGATTAATAAAGAAACCACAGTTGAAATTTGAATTAATTAATACTGTATCACACTTTTGATTGTAATCCAGTGGGTCTTCAATAAATGGTTGCATTGTACTAATTATTGCATTCAATACCTCTTGAAATATATCGTCGTTTTGAACACCCGGTATTTCCATTTTTCCAGTATTGAATACTTTTATGTGGAATTCTTTGAACGTTTTATCTATTTTGAGACGCATAATCATAACAAAACAATTATAAAACGCACTCTTTTGTTTGCATCGATAGCTCATAATGTCCTTCTTCGACACACCCACATTTATTTTTCGAATATCTTTGAATTTAATACGCCCATTTGGATTATTTATACTAGTGATAATTTGCTCATCATAATATTGTTCGTTCTTCAATTTCTCTTTAATTTCATCAAGTTCTTCTTGGGTGAGTGAATTGAACTTCATCTGTTTTTTTATAATACCATTCCTAGGTGTTGCATAAGGGATGACTTGAATCCCCCAAAACAATTTTTTAAGGTCAATTGACTGATTTAAATAGGCTATTTTTGATTTTGTAGATATATAAATATTAGATGCAATTGGTACTTGTACTGAGTCTAATTGTTCGAAATCTGTGGAAATAGATGCAGACATAATATCGCATGTATCCTGTTCTAATAAACAACCGTCATTGTCATCGTCATCGTCATCTTCAACATAATTTGTCGAAATAAAACTATTCCATTCATCGTCTATATTATGTATTGTAGAAAGCGTTGCAGCCATTATTACTATTCTTAATTTGCCTTTATATCTCTTTAAATTAAATTAGATCAATTTATTTTTCTTTACTAAATAATATAAATGTTAAGGAATAAAAATATCTTCATTGATGAAAGTAAAAAATGTGCCCCTAGTTTAAAAACTTTAGTAGAATCCCCTACTGAGAAAAAACGCAGTGTCTGTTGCAGTGTCAATCAAAATTTGTTTGATCCTTCTAAGAGCTCACCACCGAATGACTTTATGATAAAATTGTATATGAGAGATTCAAAAATGAACCATTATAAATGCTCTGGAATCAAAGACGATAGCCGAGATAGTGAATAATTTACGTAATGATTTATTTTGCAATCTTGAAAATGCATTATATTTTCTACAAAAACAAGAAAATCTGATGTTACAATTTGAGGTTTATTTCGAATAATAAAATTAAGATAATATTTGATAATGTTTTTTTTATCAATATTATATTTTGTGCTTATTTCTTGCACATAATGAGATAGTGTATTTAGATTATCTCTCTTCTCAAAGTTTCTATAAAGACACTCCCATACATCATTATCAATAATACAAAGTTCCGTATTCATATTTTGATTTGATTGTATAAAATTAATCATACTCCTTAGATCTGACTTATACAATTGTTGAATGGCTTTTAACGATTTCTCGTTTACATTAAGTTTTTCCTCCTTTACAATTTTCGAAAGAAATTGAACAATTTCCGTTTCCGGTAACTGATTAAAACGAAGCCTCAGAAACTCGTTTTGTAAGCCTTCATCGATTCTACTTATGTAATTGCAAATTAGGCAAAATCGAACTGAACTAGAATAGCTCTGCAATAAATATCGTAATGCCTGTTGTGCATTCTTTGTCATATAATCTACCTCATCCAAAATAACAAATTTCATTCCTTCATTAAATAACGCTTTTGAATTGACAAATTGGCTTATCTGACTACGTATCACATCTATCCCCCTCTCATCACTCGCGTTTAAATGTATAACTAAACCACTCGTATTTTGATTTCGTTTCGCCTGATACGCACTTATTAAATTCATTATACTTGTCGTTTTCCCTGTACCAGGAGGCCCATAGAATAGCAGATTTGGAAAATACGATGTCTCAATGATATTCGACATTATCAATTTATTCAACGGATCTAGTACTATATCTTCAAATTTGATTGGTCTCCACTTCTCAACCATTGGTACACATTCATTGTTTAAATTCATTTTAAATTACTCTTATTTTTATGTTTAATTTAAAAACATAAAAATATATATTCTCTGGAATAAAAATTTATAAAAAGCCCCCTGTGAGAATTGAACTCACGACCTCCAGTTTACAAGACTGGTGCTCTACCACTAAGCTAAAGGGGCACCTTATTATTATTTATTATAAAAAATAAGTTTTTAAGTTGTTTTAATGATAATATATTATATTTATTATTTGATTTTTTGTATTTATTATTTATTTAATTATATTTTTTGTAGTAATTTAACAAATCTTGCTTAAATGTTGCGTATCCATTTTTGGCAATAAATTCCATATCACGCATCATACAACTGTAAGATGACGACGAATGACATTCGTAAATTTTCTCTTCAGCCATTGATCTCTCAATTTTAATTAATTCGGGGGTTTTTGCAAACATAAACCCGTTATATTCAGGTGGCGTATAACCCCGCATCCAATTCCATAACTCGGTTTTACTAATAGCGTTGTGCATATTTTTGTACAGTTTTCGATCAGTTTCGTCCTTAATAAATTCAAATTCACCATCTCCAAAATAATCTGGGGACATATGTTGCGTCATTGACATACTTGTTCGTTGCAGTAATATTCACGGGCTTTTACAATTTCAATTTTTTATAATATTTCTGCTAATTTAGTAAGCTGCTCATCTGACAACTTCTCTGGAAATGTCACTTTAAAATGAATTATTAAATTCCCCGTGTTGTGTCCTTCTCTTGACAATCCCATTCTTGGAATCACTTTCTGATATTCAGGCACGATAATATTACCTCTTTGGTTATTAATAGAATAGTTCTTACCATTAATATATTTCATATCAAATGTAAAACCGCATAATGAATCCTTGAGAGAAATTCGGTGCTCTAATATCAAATCAAGTCCATTTCTACGAAAACCACTATCGTTTTCTACTTTTACAAAAATCTTGACATCGCCTTTGCATTGATCATTTATACAATTACCAACATCTTTTAATAGTATAATTTCATTATCATCTGTGCCTTTTGGTACATTAACATATAAAGTCTGTTTTTCAAACACTTTATGACCGTTTTCCATTATCCATCTTTCAATTTCAATAGACACGCTTGCTCCATTCAATACTTGTTCCATATTTATGTAAATAGTATGGCTAATTGGTGCAGGCTTTTGTATACTGTGACTCATATTGACAGGTACACCATTTCTAAAAACGTGAATATTACCACCGCCTGACGGAAATGGAAAACCTGATGGGATACCACCCGAAACCCCATTTAAACCACCAAAAAATAAATTTGCAAATATATCGTCCATATTTTGAAAATGGCTAGACATATCTCGTGGTCCACCACCACCACCCATTCTCATAAATGGATTATTTCTCATTGCATCATATTCTGCTCTTTTTTGAGGATCTCCCAAAACATCAAATGCTGAACTAATCTTGTGAAACACATTCGAAACTTCTGGCTTACCTATGTTCTTATCTGGATGATATTTAAGAGAAAGCTTCCTATATGCCTTCTTTATCTCATCTTCTGTCGCATTTTCAGGTATATCTAATGTCTTATAATGATTATCTCCATCCATTTAATATTATTATTTAAGATAAACTTAAATACTTTTTAACTTATTTGAATATATTTTAATGGAACTCGCAGATTCCTCGTTATATATAAATAAATATCAACCACTCTATTTTTCCGATTTTCAGATGCATCCAGATTTTTTTGAAATTATTAAAACACTCATTGATATAGACAATTTAAATATACTTTTTATAGGCGGTATGGGTAGTGGAAAAACAACCTTACTTAATGCACTAATTAGGGAATATTATTCAGGTTTTGATTACAAAATATACAACGATAATGTTCTTCATATTAATAGTCTAAAAGAGCAAGGGATCAATTATTATCGCAATGATGTAAAAACATTCTGTCAAACTTCGTCGTCCATTAAAAATAAAAAGAAATTAGTCATTTTAGACGATATTGATTTTATAAATGAACAAAGTCAACAAGTTTTCAGAAATTGTATCGATAAATTTAGCCATAACGTACATTTTATTTCGTCGTGCAACAATATTCAAAAGGTGATAGAAAGCATCCAATCTAGGTTCACTATAATTAAAATAAACCAAATTACTAGAGAAAATTTATACAAAATATTAATCAAAATAAAAGTAAATGAAAATATAGTTATTCATCCAGATGCAGAAGAGTTTATATTAGACATATGTAATAATACAGCAAAAATTCTTATAAATTATATGGAAAAATTCAAGTTACTAAATCAGGAGATAACATTGGATTTGGCTAAAAATGTATGTACAAACATTAGTTTTCTATCTTTTGTAAATTATACTGAAAAATTAAAAATAAAAGAGCTGAATGAATCCATCCGTATTTTATATGATATTTATGATAAAGGTTATTCTGTTATGGATATCTTAGATAATTATTTTTTATTTATAAAAACTACTCATATGTTAAATGAAGATGAAAAATATAAAATAATTCCTATTATTTGCAAGTATATTACAATATTTCATAATATTCACGAGGATGAAATAGAATTAGCGTTATTTACAAATAATTTAATTCAACTTTTATGATGAATTATTATTATAAATTATTATTATGAATAAATAATATTATTAAATATAATATATATTATATATATTTTAGTTATATATAATATGTCAAATCAAATTTTTAAAAAAAAAATCAAAAATGAAGATTTATTTGCTTTATTGGATGAATTAGGAACAAAAAGCGAAAAATGTTACATTATAAATAATGATTCATATAAAAAAGGTATATTCACTAACTCACTACCAACATTTATCGAAAATTGTAAACCTTATTATCACATTTCAAAACAAAAATATTTGGACCGTAAATTAACTTACAATAGTTTCATCACTGTTTTAAGACAAATCTGCAATTTCAATAAAATTAAGTATATGTCTCAAATAAAATACGATAAATCAAGGTACGACATATTATATTATGTTTATTTTTAGTTATTTCAAGTGTGCTTAAATAAAACATAATTGTCATTAGTATTAATCGTTTCATTCGCGTTTCTATTTTTCATTTCTTGAGATTTTGCAAACTTATAGTGGTCGTGCGTTGTTATCATCGAGTCTTCTTGATTTTCAAACCAATTTACATTGTAACCGGCAAGTGAATTTTTGTGAGAAGGCATTATACCGTATATTGGTCTTTTTGTAGGTATAAATGTTTGCAACAGTAATCTTTTAGAACTATCCGCGTTATCCATATAATTTCTGGCAGGCGTACTTGAATGCATAAATCGTCTGTTATTAAAAATGGCCAAATCTCCTTTCTTCCATTGAATGCTCACCCTATGTGGTAATACTTTTTCATTCATAAATCGGCGAATCCATTTTCTAGAATCATTCACGTTTAAACCGGATATTTTTTCAAAAAAGGATGGCATTATTAAAACCCGTGGTTTTTCAAATTCTCTGTTATTCGGATCTGCCGCGAAAACTAAAGGTATCTTGGTTTTCCCATCTTGCTTAGCTACAAATGGTTCCAGCCTATTTACACCAGAGTAGTCAATTTCAACTTCATTTATTAGAAATTTACGTCTATTTATTTCAATTAATACATTTTGACTAGCAGTTTGCTCTTCTAAATTCATATTTTCATATACTGTTTCACCTGAAATAAAATCAGTATCCCCTCCTATAAGGGGTTGTTCTATTATATAAAATCCTGTAACTACATTTGGTAATTTAAACTCGTGTCCCAAAATATCACTATGCCACAAATAATTATTAATAAACGCATTCGCCGGATTTATTCTAATATTTTTTATGTCGTAAAAATCAAACAATTCTACGTTTCCTATTGGTGCAACGTGTTTACAATCTGGTAATTGATAAAATGGTTGCAACATTTGATTAGGATATTCATCCGGAGATCTTATCGCCGCCTCATCACACTCATTATCAAACCTCTTTACAAAATTGATAAATGTATTCGGGTTAATATTCTGCAAATCTTTGAAAATAAGTAAAGGATATTCCCTGAATAATGCAGTTAATTCTGCCAATTTTGATTCTCCTATAAAGGTGCTTTTCACTCCATAAACATAGGCAATGCGTTTTTCTAATGGATGCTCAATAATGCGAATAGCACTTGCAGTATAAATAAAAAATGCAAAATTCAATATTAATCGTATAAGCATATATTTATACGATTACAGTTTTTAAATATGTTTCATAATTATTTTATTCGTCCGTTTCTTATACAATAGTATAGATCTATCTACATTAATTATTCGGATATTTTAATTTTGGCACATTGTCTCCAAGATCGATCGGTTGTAGACCCCATACAGGAGCCCCCGATGGTACTTTCCAGAAATTAACCCAGTTTGGTTTATCTTCCATCGGTTCAATCACACCCATTTTTGCATCAGGTGCATTCGCCAGTAACAAGTACTTTGAAATAATGATATGAGATTCCAATACTTGTACCGGCGAAAGCCTGGCAAACCATTCATAATGACGCCTTTTCAAAATCTCCTTTTCGGGTATATAAATACCGTATGTGTTTGAATAAATATCAATATAATCGTCCGTTAATAGATGATCGATCAATATTTGTTTATCTTCCAGAGTTTTAGTCCCTACCAATTTACCATCAATCATATTTATTTGGTTTCTCTCGATACGAGCTTCACACCATCTATTAAACTCTCCTAGGAATTGAGATTCCGAAGTATAATCACTCGATATAGTCCTCTGAATGAAATCAATTAGCTGGGCAGTCATAGGACACTCCTTATGTGCACCCATAAAATGAATATTCGGATAAAAATCACGTGTTGTTGAAGTAATATTTCGATCGACCATTTCACAAATAAACATTTTATTGTCAATTGTTCCTACTTGATACATCTCAATCAAGTTACGCATACAAACGAATGAAGCAGGCACTCTTATGCCACCGTATCTGTATAATAGTTTTGTCATAGCTAATTCTCTTATGCAATATTTTATTGGATTCGATATCTTATTCATATTAATAGACCAATCCGGGATTAACTTGGAAAATGAATCGTCGTCGATTAGACAAATATGAAAGGAATCTTCGCATTGTTTAATAATTGATTTGACAGTTAAGTATAAATAAGGTTGATTTAAATCGTGTGAGCTTCTAGAACCAAAACTGAGCCAGTTTCTCGAATTATAATTATATTCTATATGTATCCACAATATGGGCTTATTCTCATTTTCTAAATTTGTATCATTTAATAGATATTTCTGAATAGCGTCATAATTTTCAGACCCTTTTTCTCTGTCTAATTTGCTTTGATAACGTTGATATAAAAAGGCGGTTACTAATAAAATCGCTAATAAAAATATATAATTTGTATAATTTTTAATTTTAAATGGCATTATATTATACTAATATATTTTTTAATATTCAATGTACAAAATGTATCTAAATAGATACAATTATCAAAATTAACGCTAATTATGATCTTTCAAGAATTGAATAGATGACCAAAACTCTGCGTTTTTTTGTTGTGCTAATTCTGTCTGTTTTGCTAAGTCATAAGCTCTTCTGACCGATTTCTCTTCGTCGTTCTTATCGCGATTTTTTAAATAATTCAATGCTTGTTGTTCGGATAGCGGCTTCACATTCTGTTGACTTCTATGGCTTATCATCTCATTTACACTATTGAATTTTTGTTTTTGTTGATAATCTTCAAACGTTACAGGGATTACTGTTTCAGTATGAGCACGTCTTAAATCCTGATAAGGCAGCGTGCTAAATAAATCCGAATTATAGTCTTGAGGTGTATCAACCGATAATTCGGATGCATTTATTGAACCTGATCCATAAATCTCGTGTATGTCTTGATGAACAATCAGCGACCTAGCTTGGCTCTTTTTCTTTTCAAACTCTTGGCCCATCGATTCCATTGTTATGTTTTTACTAGTCGACTCATCTTCTCTATCATTCGATCTTAACCAATCCTCGTACCCCGATTCATTTGCATTATCCTTGATTCTATTTTTTTCAAATTGATCATTAAACCATTTATTGAAGCTCTGTTTGTTTTTAAACTGATCATTGGTTTGAAACAAATCGTTCAATAATTCGCGTTTTTCGTCGTCCCCATAAGTAGAATAATCTGTATTCTTTTTATCACCTGCATTTACGTCACCCTTTTTTCTAAATTCCCATACCGAATAAAGCATCTTGTAAGCTTTCAAATAAAATCGAAAAAAATCCGGTTTAAGACCAGATTTATCGGGATGTGTTTTCAAGACGACCTTTTTGGCCATTTTTAAATGCGATTCATTAAAATTAACCGGAATTTTGAATAAGTTTAAAATGTCGTGTAAATTATAATTGTTTATATCTAAATCGATTGAATTATTGCTCATTATAAATAAAATATAATTATATAAAAAAATATTTTATTATACGTGTGGTTTAGTGTTGTGCAAAACACATTCCCCGCATATTTCAGATTGCATCATTGATGCAGCATCTGATATTCTGTGTGTATTCAAATGACAACAACCGTCATCATAATAAATGCGATAAATTATATACGCAGGCACCGGATAAATTGGTCGGAAAAAATCCTGATTTTGCCGTATAAAATCGCGTATCGCTATTGTGCTGTCGTTTGGCACGATAAGACGATTACCCTTTTCGTTCAATACGCATAAATCACTCGGCTTTATATTATAAAATTGGCTTTTAATATTTTCATATAAGTGGCTTAAAGACCGATCTTTAAACACAGAAACCCATTCACCATAGCCACAACATTTTGTTACTTCGAAAATATATTGATAACTAGTTGTCAAACGTACAAAGTCTCTGGATTTTTCATAGTAATTATTTATTGCATTATCATCTGCATTTTCACTCATTTAAATATATTTATCCTACTATATTTAAATAGTTTTACTATATTTTCTAGACCTTTTCGATTTTCTAGACTTTTTCGATTTTCTAGACCTTTTCGATTTTTTGGTTTTTTTTTGCCGTCCTCGTGATACAGAATGAACAAAATCTCCTCTCTTGAGTTTCATCCAGGGTCCTATTTCAATTTCAAAATTTTTGGTCATTTTTTCTCTTTCAACTGGATCACTTATTTTTGAAATAAGACGACTAATCTCTCCTTTCATTTTATCCTTTACACGATAATCTGAAGTATTTTTATAGTTCTTCGTCAATGTATCTATTGTCGATTTTATTGTATACTGACTCTCCATATATTATTTGATTATTTTTTTCTATTTTTAAAATGTTATTTAAAATCGTTTTTTCCATAAAATTTGCAGTGTTAAAACAATTCACGTAATTAATATTCCGTCTTAAAGTAATTATTTGTTCATTTAAAGATATATTTTCTTCCATTAATTTTAAATTTTTATTTGCCTTAAACATATCTTCTAAATTTATATAATAATTTATTTTACAAAATCAAATTTTCAACTTCCTTTCCAGTTAATGTGACATTATTCAATAATTCAGATACTATCTTGTCCATTTCCGGTTTGTGTTTTTCTAACATTTGTTTTGCTTCTAAATAGGCCAAATTTATAAGATTAATCGACTCTTTATCAAATATCTTTTTAGTATTTTCTGAATATTTATCACTTGATCTACCTAAAAAGGGGCTATCCACGTTATCATTGTAAAAAACCTCCAATTGCTGTCCCATTCCAAAGTTACCAATCATACGCTGTGCCAACGAATTCGCCTGTTTCAAATCTTGCACAGCACCCACACTTACGTGTAAATCACCGTAATATAAATTCTCTGCAGCCTTACCTCCGAGAGAAACAACAAGCCTCTTCATTAGCAAATCCTTTGTATATAATCCGCTTTCCACAATAGATGCATATTCATTAAAAATTGTATAACCGCCTGCACCATTATATGTACTTTGTATTGTTACCTTCTTTAATTCAAAGTATTTGTCATATAGTGCAGCCAATAAAGCGTGTCCTGTCTCGTGGATAGCAACCCGTCTTCTAGCTTCGTCGTCTCTTGTGTCTGTCCTTTTTGCTATTCCTACTATTAATTTATCGAGAGAATCCAAAATATTCTGTTGATCTATTTCAGAAAATCCCTTTCTTGCTGCTAAAATAGCAGCCTCATTCAAAAGATTCTTTATTTGAGCACCAGAAAACCCACTTGTCATCTCGGCAATCAAATCCGCATTCACTTCTTTAGATAATATCTTATTTTTAGAATGAACCTTAAATATTTGCTTCCTCGACTCCTTGTCCGGCAAAGGTACGGTGATAATCCGATCAAATCTTCCTGGTCTCAAAAGTGCTGTATCTAATACATCCCTTCTGTTTGTAGCAGCCATCACTAGAATACCATCGTTGTCTGCAAAACCATCCATCTCCGCCAATAATTGATTCAACGTTTGTTCACGTTCATCGTTTCCCATAGTGCCACTACCACCGCGTTGCTTTCCTACAGCGTCAATTTCATCGATAAAAATAATGCACGGTTTATTTTCTCTTGCCTTTTTAAATAAATTACGGACTTTGGCAGCACCCATACCAACAAATAATTCAACAAACTCACTTGCAGCGACTGAGATAAAATTGGCATCGGCTTCACTCGCTATTGCTTTTGCTAAAAGTGTTTTACCTGTGCCCGGAGAACCTTCTAATAATATGCCTCTTGGAATCTCAGCACCAGCATTTTCATAAAGAGTCGCGTTTTTCAAATAACTTACCACCTCAGTACACTCTTCAAAAATCTCGGGGCTCCCAGCAAAACTATCCAGAGTAATATTAGCCTTGGTCACCAACAATTTATCTTTATCTAAATTAGCACCTGGACCCGATAATCCAGGAAAACCAAAAGGACTATTATCGCCACCCATTTGGGATCTACGAAAATTGGCAATCAAAAAAGTTAATATTAAAAATGGAATAAATCCAGCTTGTAAAAGACCAAATATGTTATTCGCCAACATAAAAATAATGGGTGGTGCAGGTTCTGCTAAAAAAATGGCCTCTACGTTATTCTTAACTGATAAATCTGTCAAACTACTCGTAATCAATGGATTTATTTTTGTAATTGTATAACCTTCATACATAGAGTTTTCTCCTGTGGGTTCTTTGCTCTCGGCTATAACCGATTCGAGTCTTTCTGTAAAATATAACTTGTCTATATCGTGCGTTTCAATTTTTCTAATTAAAGAATTATACCCAGTATTTTGTAAAAAATACCGGTTCTTTAGAACATCCGCAATATTAGTCGTTACCATTTTAGGTGTAATTCTTAGAGAACTAGCAGATATTATAAATACAAATATTGAAATGAAAAACATCCTATTTATATAATTAATACAATATGTTTAAGTTAAATATTGTATTAAGTTTATATTTTATGCAATTCTGGAATCAGTACGAGAAGGCAACGGATTCGGAAAGTTCTTCAACGCATTTTTCAAATGTATTCCACACCTCTTGAAAAAAGCGTCTAAATCATTCGGTGAAGCTCCTGTTACCATATCGTCTGGGGCAAACCCAATATTACCTCGTTTGTAACATAATAATACAGGAATACCGTTTACCATACGTTTGCTTTTCATAAATGAATATAAATCAAAACTTTCGTCTACATCTATATCCGCACAGATAACACTGTCGGGAGATGAACCGAAAAATGCTTCAATAACCGGTGCAATGCTTTTGCACGGCCCGCACCATGTAGCACCAAATTTGATGACAATTAAACCAGGATTCACCTTTAATAATTCTAGGAAATCATTTTGATTACCAAAAACTGTTATTACCTTTTTTGTAATATGTTTCCCTCCTGTTGTGTTAGACATTATTATATATTTTATATTTTATATTTTATATTTTTTGTTTGAACTTAATCCTAAATGCTGTTTTATCTTTCAGTTCCGTTATTTTCGGTTTTATTTAAACATTTTTGCAGTGCTTCTAAAATCAATTGCTGCATTTTTTTCATTTCTATTGTTTCATCGACATCCCCCGATGTTGTCCAGGAAAATTCAATCGGTTTTCTCTCAATCTCGATTTTATAAAACTGCTTTTCCGGACCAATAAAAAGCCCACCATACTTCTTTATCTCGTCGTCTACAATGCGATTTGAATACGCGAATCTGCCTTCATCTGTAAAAAACCAATTTAATTTGTTACCTTCATCTGTGCGATTACCGTATTTTGGATCATCTTTGGGTGTCCATTTCCGATATTTACCATATTCAAAGTCGTAATTATTGCACGTTTCACTTATCGGTGAAAGCTCATATACCCAGAGTAAATCGTGATAATTATTAAAATCGTATTTAACTGTAAACACACCCACTTCATTCAACTCCTCAAGCAATTTATACGTATATTCTTCGTCTCCCCATTCTTTAAAATATACATATGATTGACATCTTGATGGAGTAGGTAATTCGTCACTTTTTACCCAAACCATATCCACTTGTTCTACTTTTCCGTGTTCCCTGAACAACCAATTGATGTCTGTACTATTTTTGTTCGCATCAATAGATTGAATAATGATGCGTTTCTGTTCATACTCATCGGTTCGAAAATGATAATTTTTTTCTGTATTTAGTTCGCATTTCCAAGTCTCGCCATCTAATAAGTGAACTAAATCGATTTTCTTTGTGTTCTTCTTATTCAAGAGTTTTTTCAAAAAGATGTGCTTATTAATGAACTTCTTAGTACCTTTGTAATAAATATAAGCGTCACTTTGTCTGCTTGTCTTTTCTCCCTCTTTACCATTTACCGGACCATTATAATAAGTATGTATGATTATCTGAAATACATCACCTAACCTTAAAATGTCCAAGCTTTCATATAACTGTTTTATGGTGCAATTTGTATGCACATTTGTTATATGAAAACTATATATTATTTCTTCATTTTCGTCTTTTATCATCTTTTTTCCACTTCTTGGTTTTGGTTTTGGTTTTGTGGAAGACTCCATTATTATTACAAAATAGTATTGTTATTTCTTTAAGTGGATTTGATAAAATTTTATACATATTTTATAGTTTTACAAGGTATTTTAGTATTTTACAGATATATCAGGATACCATAATGTAGAATGTTCAATGTCACCTTCAAAATCATATAAACCATTCGTGTTTTTTGTATAATAATAAACAGCAATAGATTGTCGGCAAATATCGCTAGGAACATTTAATGGTTCTGGATGACCGTGAATGCTTTTATTAGAAGTATTAAAAATAACACATCTATTCAATATCGGTGAAATTTTTTTAATGCATTTATTTTGTTCTTTATCACACAGGCATAAGTGTCCATTATATTCGTCTTTCCATTCTGGATTCATATAAATCAATAAATTTATTCTTCTATCTAATTTACCATATTCATTGTTGTAAGAGTTAAAGTCGGTATGTAGCTGTAAATACCCGCCATTTTTTATTCGATGTATTCCTGCTCCACTTAGTTGAATGTCATTTGGGATCAAATCTTTAATTCCAGTAATATTTTCTAAATATTGTATGAATTCAGGACTATTTAGTTCAATAAATACATTTTTTAGATAATCTCCGTAATTTTTATTGAAAGCATATTTATTAAATTCATACGGAGAACTTGGATTGTTAAATATATATTGTGCGTCTTCATCTTTCAACGTGTTTATATGAAAAAGTATATTATCAAGCTCGTCTTTTTGAAAAAAATCATCAATAATCGTATGTGGAAAAGGGTGGTTTTCATATTTCACATTTTTTAATAAAAATTCATTAATAAATTTCATAATTTATATAAAATAATATTTTAAATCCGTAAAATAATCGAATTATGACGTTTTATCTATACAAACTTTACTAGCAACATTTCTAATAATTCGATTAATTGCACTAGGATCATCTGGTACTATACTTGTCATCACCTGATTCACTATTCTCATATATTGATCATTCTTTTTCGACGTACAGTCCATAGATTCTGGATGCAAATCTCGCCATATTGGTATATATTTTACATTTTTATGTGAAACACCTTGTATTGCTTCAATCATCTTCTCCTTATTGTCATCCTTATTCCATACATCATTGTCTTTTATATATATTATATCCCTCTTTATATCACTACAGTGGAGTGGCCTCGCTGTTTCATCGAGGTCTTTAAGCCCTTTTATAAATATATTAGATATCCCTTGAACATATCCAAGTTTCCCAATATCTTCGAAATCGTCGTCCATAATTTCAAGAGAATTCACAAAATCGGTCATATTCATTGCATTTTTGCATTTTTCGTTTAAAAAGACGTTCAAATTAAATTGTTTATTATTACAATTGTTATTTGTTATTGTAAATGGCTTATTCGCCAATTCATAAAGCCGGTTATTTTGTTCGAGCATCTTACTGCTATGTTCGA